TACGATCGGCTGTTCACCATCGAGGGCAATACGTTCAAGGTTCGGCCCGTTGACGATCGCACTGGCGCTTTTGAATTCCACTACTACCGGAAAATCCCCACCATCACCGGCAACGACGGCAACAGCAACTGGCTGCTGCAGGAGTATCCCGACGTGTATCTGTTCGGGCTGTTGACCGAATTGGCCGCGCTCGGCCGCAATGCTGAAATGGCGCAACTCTACAAGGCGCGGCGCGACGAGGTGTTCGCCGAGATCATCCAGCTATCGGCGCTGACCACGGGCGCGACCAGCCCGCAGGTTCGCACCGGCGAGTATTTCTGATGGCTGATGTGTTCGATCCTGACGGCAACGCACTGGGCGAGGTGACCTTGTCGGACAAGCTCGACCGGCTGATCGAGGCCGGCGAGCGAGCGGTGGTGATCTATCACACCCCGCAACTGCTGCGCTACGTGCTGGGCGAGCGCAAAGGCACGTTCACGCTGCGCAAGGCCGCCAACCACATCATGAGTGACGAGCCCGACGCGGTGAAGGACTACATCGCCCTGCAGCGGGCCATCCAGGCGGCGAGGGACTGATGCCCCAAGTACCCGTGCAGTTCGGCGAATGGCGGCCCGACATCGCGCTGCTCGACAACGAATTCGCGTCGGAAGCGTTCAACGTGTTTGCCGGCGTCAATTCGTATCTGCCGTTTCCGAGCTTGCAGCCGTTCAGCCCGTTCAAGCTGCCGGGGCCGGTGTGCGGTCTGTACTCGGCGCGCACCACCAGTGGCGCCTGGAAGACCTACGCCGGCACCCGCACCGCGCTGTTCATGCTTACCCCGACCGGCTGGGTGGACATCAGCCGCACCACCGGCGGCGCCTACCATGTGGCTGCCGGCGATATGTGGAGCTTTGCCCAGTTCGGCACGCTGCTGTTCGCCACAAATATAAATGACCCGTTACAGCAGATTTCGGTCGATGCCGGCGTGAACTTCACGCCCACGCCGGGATCGCCACCGCTCGCCACCAACGTCGCGGTGATCGGCGATTTCCTGTTCCTGTCGGGGCTCGCAATCAACCGCAACAAGATCATCTGGTCGGGCATCAACGACACCGGCATGTGGACACCGGGCACGAATTTGTGCGACGAGCAATTCTTCCCCGACAACGGCCCGGTGCAGGGCATCGCCGGTTCCGAGATCGGCTATGTGGTGCAGGAGCGCGGCATTCGCGCCATGCAGTTTCTGCCGGGCGACACCAATTTCATCTTCTCGTTCACGCGCGTGCTGCACGACCGCGGTTGCGTTTCGAAATACGGCTTCACCTCAATCTCGAATGCGCTCTACTTCGTGGCCGAGGATGGGTTCTACTCCATTGCCGGCGGCACCAACGTTACGCCGATCGGCCAGGATAAGGTCAACGATTGGTTCCTGAAAAACTCCGACGTGCAGCGCCGCAACATCGTGCATGCCATCCCCGCGATAAACAAGCCGCGCCTCGTGTGGGCTTATCACACGTTCTCCGGTTCGCAGGTTTACGACCACGTCATCATCTTCGATTGGAGCCTGGCGCGGTGGGTGCACGCCACCGAATACGCCCAGGTGTGGGGCCTGCAGGCCTCGCTCAATCTCGATCTCGACACCACAGGCGCCGAGGTCAACGACGTGCACCTCGACACGCCACCCGATCCGCCGGCGCTGCCGCTCGACAGCTTCGCTTATGTCGGCGGCCGGCCGCTGGTCGGTGCCATCAATCAGGACGGCTATCTGTGTGCGATCAACGGCCCCAACCTGCGGGCAGTGATGGAAACTGCCGACACTCATGTGACGAAACAAACTGCCGTCCGTTCCTTCATCGGCGACGTGTATCCGCTGGTGGACGGCGAGGCCGAGAGCGTGTCGGTCGGCATCCGCGAGCGGCTGGCAGACCCGGTGGTGTGGCAAGTACCGCAACTGATCGAGATCACCGGCTCGGCCGCGATCTATAGCTCGGCCCGGCTGCATCGCTTTCGGGTGGAGGTGCCGGCCGGCGCGATCTGGACCCACGGCCAGGGGGTGATGGCCGACGTGCAGCAAGACGGTACGGTGGCGTAAATGGAGGCCCCGTTTCGGCGGGCCTTTGACGCCGCGCTCAACCCGCTGGCGGCGCGCAACGCGCTCGGCATCGAGGAGGGTGGCGGCGGTGGTGGCACTGGAGCCCCGACCAACGCCCAGTACATTGTTGCGGCCGCCGATCCGGTTCTGACCAACGAGCGGGTGCTGACCGACACTGCGACGGTGACCTGGGATTTCACGGTGGCCGGCCAGGCCAAGGCGACCGCGGTGGGCGCCGGTGGTGGCGGTGGCAACGTCAGCAACTCGGGAACGCCCACGCTGGGGCAATACGCCAAGTGGACGACGGCAACCACCATCCAGGGGGTGGCGCCATCGACGGTGCTCTCCGACATCGGCGCGCAGCCCGCCGGCAACTATCAGCCGCTCGATGCCGATCTGACCTCGCTGGCGGCGGCGGCCGCCACCGGGGTGATCTACTACCGATCAGCCGCCAATACATGGAGCCCGATAACCGTCACGGCGCCGGTGACGTTCACCGGCGGCACGCTGAGTGCCGACCTGTCGGCCTACCTCACCAGTGCGGCGGCGGCAGCAACCTACCAGCCGCTCGACGCCGACCTCACCTCGCTCGCGGCCGCGAGCGCAATCAACGCGATTTACTATCGCAGCGCCGCCAACACCTGGGCGACGGTGACGATCGGCACCGGGTTAAGCTTCACCAGCGGCACGCTGGCGAGCACCGTCAGTGCCGGCGGCAACGTCAGCAATTCCGGCACGCCAGTGGCCGGCCAGGTGGCGGAATGGGTCACCGCCACCACCATCCAGGGGGTGAGCACCTACGCCAAGCTGGCCTCGCCGACCTTCACCGGCGATCCCAAGGCGCCCACGCCCACCGCCGGCGACAACGACACCTCGATCGCCACCACGGCATTCGTGACGGCCGCGGTCGCATCGGCTGGCGGGGCCGTTCCGATCTCAACGGTGGTGGCCTACGCCTCTGAACTCGCGCCGGTGCCGGCCAAGTGGCTGATCTGCGATGGCGCCAACTACAACCGCACCACCTACGCCGCCTTGTTCGCCCAGATCGGCACGCGCTTCGGCCCCGGCGACGGCTCGACCACGTTTGCCGTTCCTGATCTGCGCGGCCGCACGATTGCCGGCTGGGATTTTCCCAATTCCAACCGGCTGAACAACAACTGGAGTGCATCAAGCGGCAATTTTGGTGTCAACGGCACGGTGTTTGGTGCGGCCGGCGGCCTCGAATATCACGCTCTGAAAATCTCGGAGATGGAGCCGCATGTGCATACGGTCGGTTATGACGGCAACATCGGCTCGCAGGGTGGGTTCGACTACTTCACTGCTTCCGGCACAACGCCTCGAAACAATACCAGCGCCGCCGGCGGCGGCGCCGCCCACAACAACACGCAGCCGACCTTGGTTCTCAAGTTCATGATCTATGCGGGGGTGTGATGTTCGAACTTCCGCGCGGCATCTATGACGCGCTGCCCTACGACCTCGACGCCGCACTGGCCGAATTCAGCGCCGCCAAGGAGGCGCACAAGCTCACGGTCGGCGTGCCGGCACCCAGCGCCGCCGATCCGTTGGTGGAGATGATCTACGACGCAGGCGGCTACGTCATCATCGATCCGCCGGTCAATGTGTTCGATCCGTACTTTGACATGGGGCCAAACATGAAAATGATCTTGGAAACCTGACATGGCTGCAGTCGATCTGATCGTGACCGCGCGCAACGACGAGTTCGCCGCCCGGGTGATGATGATTTCCTACAAGGTGGCGCAGATGGTTTCGACTGAAGACCCAGCCACGCCCAGCCACAGCGTGCGGGTGAGCTACGCCGGCCGCGTCATCCGCGGCGGCGACAATCCCAAGCAGATGTCGGCGCACGTCATCAGCAGCAACCCGACGATCGCTGCTGCAATCGAGGGCAACCCCAGCGCCTATGGCGCCAACGTGCCCGATGCCGACATCGAGTTTGCGCTGTCGTCAATCTGGACAGCACGCGCCAACGCCTTTGCTGCTTCTCCAACTTCGGCGGTATGACCTATGCCTAGTGAAGATGTTCAATCTTGGTCGCCGACTGCCGTCAACAACGGCACCGCCGACAGCGGCATCAACTGGATCGAGGGGATGCCGCGTGCCGACGTGAACAATTCCGCGCGCTCGATGATGGCGGCGATCGCCAAGGACAGAAACCTCAAGAACGGCTCGATTGTCACCGCCGGCACTCCCAACGCGCAAACCTTCAGTTCCGGCCTGACGCCGCCCTACACCACCATCCCCACCGGCATGCGGGTCAAGCTCAAGATCGGCGCCGCACTCACCAACACCGACGCTGCCACCTTGAGCATGGACAGCATCACCCCAGTGGCGGTGAAGGACAACAACGGCTTTCCGGTCGGCGCCGGTGCCATGCTGGCGGGCGCCTATCTTGATTTCCTCTACGACGGCACGGTCTGGATATTGCTCAACGATCAATCCGCGGCCGGCATCGTGCCGCAGTCGGGGCGGTTGACGGTGACGAGCAGCAGCACGCTCGCGTTCCTGCCCTTCAATGGCGACTTGATCAAAATCAACGGGCAATTTTTCCGCATCCCTACCACTGGGATCGTGGGGCTGGTCGGCGCTGGTGGTTATGTCAATGGCGTGGCCGGAAGCACAGTCGCATCCGACACGCTGTACTACGTCTACGCCTTCAGCAATGCGGGAGTGGTGACGGCAGATTTCCGTACCGGCGGCCACGCCACCAGCGTTACGCCGGGAAATGTCGGGGTAGAAACACTCGTCGGCGACGACAGCCGTACCCTGATCGGCATGGTGCGAACGTGGGGGTCGTCATTCGTTGCCGACAGCTTCCGCAAGCTGTGCATCAGTTGGTTCAACCGCCGTAACATCTGCTCGACCGGCCAGCGCATCCAGGCCACGACCTCGGGCGGGCCGACCGAATTGAGCAGCAACGCGCGGGCGCATTTCCTGGCTTGGGGCGATGAGGCGGTGCACCTCGGCCTGTTCGGCAGCACTCGGCACCAAGAGGGGCCGGGCTTTAGTTGCTACACCAGCATCGGCATCGACGGCCCCACCAACGCTTTCAGTGTGGTGAGCATCTACGATGCGCTGGCGGCCAATGCTTTCGTGCCGGTGGCGGCCAGTGGTGCGATCGAGGTGGCCGAGGGCTTTCACTATGCCACGCCGCTCGCCGGCAACAATGGCGGCACCGCGCTGTGGGATATGTCCTGCACCGCGATGACGAGGGGCTAGTGCAGTTTATTCCGATCCCGACCGTGTGGGATGAATTGGTGAAGTACGAGCCGCTGTGGTTTCCGTTTCTCAAGGACATCGCCAAGCGATCGAAAGAACCGGTCTCGACGCTGTGGGATCAGATCATGCGCGGCGATGTGCAGATCGCGCTGGTGTGGGATGGCAGCAAGCCGCATGCGCTGATCGGCATTCGCTATCACCGTCGCGGCGCTGACCTGATCGCGGAGATCATCTGGTTGACCGGACGCGGCATGAAGCAGTGGACGCATCTGCTGCCGCAGATGGAAAAGTATCTCAAGGAGCATGTCGGCTGCGTCGTCATCCGGCCGATCTGCCGGCCGGGCTGGGCGCGGCTGATCAAGCCGCGCGGATACAAGCTCACGCACTACGTAATGGAAAAACCTCTTTAAGCAGTAAAGACGGGCGTGAACGCCCTTTCGTTGTAAGGATCGAGCCATGGGCGGAAGCAGCGGACAGCAACCAGCGCAAACCACGCAGACCAGTTCACCTTGGTCCGGCGCGCAGGGTTTTCTCTCCTCGATGTACGGCGCAGCGCAAAACTTGCGCGATGCTGATGTCGGCTATCAGCCGTGGCCGAATTCGACCCAGGCGCCGATGAACCAAAGCTTGTCGGATGCGCTGCAAATTCAAAATCAAATCGCATTCAGCGAGCGCGGCGGCACGCCGGGTGTACGGGCCGGACTAGACCTGGGCACCAGCCAGATCAGCAGTGCGGGCCTCACCCCACAATTGCAGTCGCTGCTGCAAATGCAGCAGGGGCCGAATAACCCGTTTCTGCAGAACATTCTCGACACCAGCAATCGCCGCATCGGCGACCGCGTCAATGCCAGCATGTCAGGCGCCGGGCGCTACGGCAGCGGGCAGCACACCGATGTGATGTCGCGGGCGCTGGCGGAAACCGCTGATCCGATCCTGGCGCAGGACTACCAGGCGCGCCAGCAGATGCAGAAGGACATCATGGAGGGCGGCCTGCAGCGCGCCGGGCAGTGGGCGCAACTGATGCCGCAGCTTGACGCCGCGCGCTACGCGCCGCTGGAGCGCATGCAGGGGATCGGGCAGTTCTACACCAACCGCGATCAGTTGGCCTTGCAGGACGCCATCAGCCTGTTCAACGCCCAGCAAGCACGGCCGTGGGAGCAACTGTCGCGCGAGGCCAACATCCTGGCCGGCGCCGGTGGGCTCGGCGGCACCAAGACCACGGTGTCGAACCCCTACACTCCGTCCGCGCTGCAAGCCGGCTTCGGCGGCGCCGCGGCGGGTGCCGGCCTGGGTGCCTCGTTCGGTGGCCTGCCAGGCGCCGGCATCGGCGCAGTCGGCGGCGGGCTGCTCGGGCTATTGAACAGGTAACGCCATGCCGCTCGGCTCATGGTACTCGCAACTACCGTCGTTTGGTTGGTTCGATCCCGGTGACCGGCCGAGATCGAACGCGCTCGGCGTGCCGGACAGCCAGCAGGGCATTGCGCTGCCGACGCGGCGCGGGCTCGGCAAGTGGTTTCTGGTTACGCCGCCTGGCGGCAATCAGCCGTTTCCGCTGCAGCAGACCGATACCGGCCCGGCACCCTGGACCGGCCGCGGCGTCGATATCAGCGCCGCCGGCGCCCACCAGATGGGCTACACGCCGAAAAACTTTCCCACCGATGCAAATTTTGATGTCAAGCCGATCGACACGACCGGCCTGGGCTTGGCCGCCGGCTACATGGGCGGCGTTCCCGGTGCCAACGACACGGCGGTTGCCGAAGGACCAACACAGGGGCGGAAAATGCCTGGATTGATGGACATGTTCCAGCCGCGCGACCTCGGCGGCGAAAATAAGCCGGTCAGTTTCGCCGACGCCCTGGCGCAGCGGTCGAATTCTCTGATCGGGCTTGGGCTCGGGCTGATGTCGCCATCATGGCCGGGGCAGGCCACCGGCATTGCCGCCGGGCTAGAGGGCTATCAGCGCGGCGCCGGCCAGGACGCGCAGGCGGCACAGGCGGCGGCGGCACTCAGGGAACGCCGGGCCGAGCGGGCGCAGGCGCAGGCCAATCTGCAGATCACCGACGCGCAGCGGGCCATGCGCGATGTGCTCGGGCCGAATGCTACACCCGAGCAAAAATCCGAATTCATGAAAAACTACTACGCCAGCAAGACCGATCCCGGCGCCTGGATACTCAAGGACATCATCGACCCGAATGACCCCGAGGGCGAGCGCAAGATCACGGTGCAGGAGCACAACCGCACCGGCCAGATCCGGCCGCCGTCACTGCCGGGTCAGGTCGGCGCCGCAGCGGGGCCGCCAGCCACCAACTGGGCGCCGGGCGCCAGCAATGCGCCGGTCTATGGCGGGGGTAGTGCCGGCTTCAGCGCCACGCCAAGCGGAGCACCACCGCCGGCCGCGCCCCGCGGAGCCGTCACCATGCCCAATGGGGAGGTGGTGACACCGCCACCGGGCCTGAACCAGGCCGGCCGCAAGGCGTGGACGAACCACATCGCCACCACGGCTGCCAAGGTGGCGTCCGGCGAAATGACCGAGGCGCAAGGCAACTCCAACTTGTTCGCCGGCAAGATGGAGATTGCCAAGAGCATGCTGGACCCGGAAACGGAAAAGAAAGGCCTGGACCCGATCTGGAACCGGGTTGAACGCTACGGCGGCTGGGTTGGCAACACGCTCGCGCTGCCCAACGACTACAAGCAATACCAGACCGCCAAGGACGCCTTCCTTAATGCGTTCCTGCGGCGGGTGTCGGGTGCGACCGTCCACGACGCCGAATACTACCGCGAGGAGAAAGTCTATTTTCCGCAGCCCGGCGATGATGAAAAGCGGATCGAATACAAGCGGCAACTGCGCGACGACGCCATCATGCGGATGAAGCAGCAGGTCGGGCCAGGCTATCGGCCGCCGCCGGAAGCGCCATCGAAAAAGCAGGAGGGCACTGGCGGGGGCGGCGGCGGCTCCAGCGGCACGGTCAAGTGGGGCCGTGATGCCAATGGCAACCCGGTGCCATTGCCATGATCGTGGAATTCGAGGGCCAGAAGCACGATTTTCCTGACAACTTCTC